AGCAGCTACTACGCTACAGATATCTGCTCGAACGACAGATAGTGGGTCAGCTTCTTTTGCACTAAACCGCACCCTAAACTCTGGCGGAACAACCGCTTATGAAAACCTAGTCTCTAACGTAGTTATTTGGGAGATTGCACAGTGATGAACTTTGGCATGATTCAAGCCCTAATGTCCCTACACCCCGATGCTCAATGGCGATTTGAGGAAGAAAATTACGAAAGCCTTGAGTGGCTATCTGAGGATATTGAAAAACCGACAAAGGAAGCTGTCGAAGCTGAAATTGCAAGATTGACTGGGCAGGCTGAGCTTGAGCGTATTGCAGCTGAAGAAGCAGAACTTGCGAGACAAGCAGCTAAAGAATCAGCAATTGCTAAACTTGCTAAACTTGGACTCACTGCCGAAGAAGCAGCAGCAATCGTAGGAGCATAATGCCCGCACTAGATTTCCCCACAAGCCCCACACTAGGCCAGCAATACAATGACTGGGTATGGAACGGCGCACAATGGGACTTCCGTCAAACCCTTCCCGGAGGCCTTCCCGCAGGTTCGATCATTCAATGGGGTGGATCGACAGCTCCCGTAAACTGGTTGCTTTGTGACGGCTCTGCCGTGTCGCGTACAACTTATTCGTCACTGTTTGCTGCTGTAGGAACTTCGTACGGTGCTGGTAACGGTACAACAACATTCAATTTACCTGACCTCCGAGGCCGGGTACCTGTCGGTAAGAATGGTGGATCGTTTGGTACATTGGGCGCTACTGGTGGCGCGGAAACTGTAGCTCTTGACGGTAATAACTTGCCTGCTCACACTCACACGTTTAGTGCAACAACAAGTACTAACGGTGACCACGCACATAACTACACTACAAACCAATCTAATGCTACATTCTCAACTGGTGGCGGTACGGGTATGGACCGTCCAAACCAGCTGGTTAATAATGGCACAACGACAACTAATGGTGCCCACACTCACACAGTCTCTGGAACAACAAGTTCTTCTGGTTCAAGTACGGCGCACAACAACCTACAGCCATACCAAGTTGTTAACTACATCATCAAAGCCACGGCTGCTGTCACGCCGGGAGAGTCTGAACTTGCGCCTCGCGTAAGCACTCTTGAAGAAGTGCGCCCCGTCAATATTGGAGGTACTGGAGCTACTTCGTTTACTTCCGGTGCGTACCTCAAAGGCGCGGGTACCTCAGCTGTTACAGCTCAGACAGGTATCCCTATCGCAGATGTAAGTGGGTCTTTGTCAATAGCTCAGGGGGGCACTGGAGTTACTACAGGGGCTGGACTTGTTCCTGTTATCCCTACCTCGGTGTCTGTGGGGTCTGGCAGCGCCAGTGTTTCTGCTTCTGGATTAATTACTTTTACGGGCGCTAGTTCTGTATCTATAAACGGGTGTTTTACTTCGGCATACACTAATTATCGAATTATGTTTAATGAGTCAGCAGCTACGGCCTACGCAGATGGAAACTTACGTTTACGCGCTGCTGGAACAGATGCGGCAACAGCCTATTACCGTAATGGTATTTTGTCGGATGCAGCAACTGTCTCAGGTTTTAGTAACTCATCAGATTCTTGGATCGGCAATGTACTAACAACGCATCCAACAACCTCTAATGCTCACGCACAAGCAGCTATTGAAATACGTGAACCTTTCGTAGCTAAACCAACTACTTTTCAATGTATAACTCATGCTTGGAGTGGAAGCCTTATGCGTTTCTTATCGCTTGGAGGGTTCAACACTAATGTCAATTCCTACGACGGATTTAGTGTTATTTTGTCGAGCGGTAATTTTGGCGGGACCTTCCGCATATATGGGTATAACTAAGGAGTAAACTAAGCCAATGGCAACTACACCTGAACCAATAGATATTACTCCAGAAGATTCTATTGTGCCTATTTACCTAATACCCCCCACAGAGGCAGAAGTTGCTGAGCTTGAGGCTATAGCAGCTCAGGCTGAGTTGGACAAGATTGCTGCTGAAGAAGCTGAGGCGACAAAGATAGCTGCTAAAGAATCTGCGATTGCTAAACTTGCTAAGCTGGGGCTTACTGCGGAAGAAGCTTCTGCGATTGTAGGTGCCTAATGGCTGAACTAATCGACTACTACCGCACAGTCTCAGGGCTACCCGACGGATTGGCTCTTGATGACTACATGTACACGTATTTCAAGACTGCTTCCGGTCTTGCTGCGGGACTGTCGCTTAGTGACTATCAGCGAGCTTTTTATGAGGCCGAAACTGGCTTTAAGAGTCTGCAGGATGGTGAGCGTGCTTACTATGAGGCACAGCTTGGCTTGACTAACTCTAAGCTTGCTGTTGACGATCTTCGACAAATGTTCTTGGATTCACAGTAAGCTGGTCTGTATGACCGATTTAACCGATTTCTTGTCACAGCCTATTGTCGCTAAGCCTCCTTGCAATGTCGAGAAGTGGCTTGAGAAGCAAAACGATGACGTAGTCCTTGCGTTTAAGAAAGCTGTGCTCAATCCTGAGTGGAGCATTGCTGCCTTGAATAAAGGTTTGCATGACTTTGGACTTGCGGTGAGTGATGAAACTCTTCGTAAGCACCGTAATGGAAGTTGTCGTACCTGTGGACCTCTCTGAATACTTAAAGACACCTCCCCCTACGCTGGCTACGCGCCACCGCTCCCCACATCCAAAGGGTTGGGAACCGGGCGTTAAATGGGATGGTAGTGATGTCCGGTATGTCACTACCGATATTTTGCCTGCGATGGAAGGAGAAGTAGATTTTGCTAAAGCTATTACCGAAATGGGTATTGAGGTTCCTACTGGCTATCGTGTTCGAATTGCAGAGATGCGCTTCGACCCTGTCGCGTGGACTCGGGAAGAAGCCACTCAGAAGTATGCAACGACCAAACCTGCGTGGCGTTATCGTTTCGTTATCGAACCGGACGTATCAACGCCTAGTGTCGATGGAGTTGCGATTCTTAATAGTCTTACGAGAAAATCAAGGTCACAGAAGCCAGTCTCCGGGGCAAACACATTAGTACTGAATATAAACGATACGCAGGCAGGTAAAGACGCTGGAGGGGGCACTGAAGCTCTTATAGAGCGTATGGACCATTTCCTAACGCTTGCAGAAGCACGTATTGCCGATGACCGGAAACAACTCGGTGATTTGGTAATTATGCTCGGTGGAGACCTCATTGAAGGCTGCTCCATCTACCCAAACCAATCATGGCAGATTGACCTCGACATGCGAGGCCAGATCCGAACCATGACTGGCATCCTCCTCCACAGCCTCGACCGACTCGCAACCAAATTCCCCACAGTGCGTGTCGTAGCTGTACCCGGCAACCACGGAGAGAACCGAATCAATGGCAAACGAAACAACCGACACGACAACATGGACCAGCTCTGTGCCGAGGCAACTGCAATGGCCGCCACCCGTGACTCGAAACTCGAACACGTCAACTTCAATATCGCTTACGAGGAACCTGCGCTTACTACGGACATTCAAGGTCATATATACGCACTCACGCATGGATCCATCTACGGTAAAGGCTCTGGAGGCGATCCAACGGCAAAAGCGTATAACTGGTACAAGAACATGGCGGCTTCGCATCACCCTGTCGGTGACGCTACCGTTCTTGTCGGAAACCATTACCATCACGAAATTATCCGCAATTTTGGCACCCTACTCTTTATTCAGAATCCGGCAATGGACGGTGGGTCCCCTGAATTTGCAGATTACTCAGGACAATCTGCTCCGGCTGGCATGTCCAGCTGGGTAGTAACGCCTGAATCTCGCTTCACCGGATACGAAGTTCTGCGATAGTATCCGCACCTACGATACACTCGTAGTATGTCAACAACTCTCAATCAGACTGCTAACGTCTGGAACTCCGACCTTGGAGAGTTCATTAGCGATGCCCACGCGCACCTCGCACAGATTCTTCAGGACTACAAACCAACCCTGTCGCTTGTGTACATCCCCAAGAAAGACCGGGATGCAACTGATGTGAAGCCTTGGGCTATTCTCGACAGCCCCGCTAACCTGCCTCCGCACATCATCCGCTACCTCACTGACGCTGAGATGCAGCGACCTGCTGAGGTGCTGGCATGGATCTTCGAGGGTGACCTCGACAAGCACCGCGCAGATGACGTATTCGCCCGTATGGAGCTGAAGCGTCAAGCGGAAGAGCTGATGAATTACAAGAAGCAAGAGGAAGAGCTTGCTGACCACATGGACCTAATCGAATTCGCTGCACGTACTAACAAGAACACGTGGCGACACAACGGAAAGACGTATCGCGCATGAGTTATGGAGCAAAGACCCGCCTCGTATCTGAGGTTATTACCGCTGTTCAGCGCCAGTTTGGTGACGAGTCTGGCGTACAGCTGGAGAAC